CTATATTCTGCTTTCCAGGCGAGAATGTGAGTTTGCAATAACTCAATCCATGTTCAATTCCTTACAAGCTTCGCGCTTGAGATTCAATTGCATGAGTGTGTACGCAAGGATTCCCAACTAGCTGGGTAGTTGATCGGATGCGTTAGTCACCAGGGTGGTTTTACCAGTACTCAAACACCTGCTTAGTTGCGAAGCTTTGAACCGCGCAATTCTTAAGTGATACCTCACGCGTAATAAGATTTACACCCCAGTTGTGTTTTTGAGGGCCACAGTCATTGGCAGAGTGACTGAGTCTGGTATAATTTGTCAACAAAAAGAAACTTAATTTACGTAAAAAGCCCAAGATCAATTCCCGATCTGGCAACACAGGTAAGACCAAAAGTAAGAGCAATTCTTTGCAATCCCGGAAGGCCACCGCTTTATCGCGTTTGTCTGCAGCTGATCAAGCTAAATCATTATCCCGTTATCAGGCTGGTGCCGCTAAGATTGTAGATATGAGGAACACTTTTTCCTCCTCATTGAGGCGTCCTTTTGCACCTTCATCAATGGGAACAAGAGTGCCTGATATGTTTTCATTCCCAACTGCTACGTACCATTTGCATGGTACCACAGTTTTGACAACAAATAGCACTCAGAAGACTTGTGCTGCATTGTTCTTACCTAACCCTAATGTGTCAATGATTGATTTGAACACTGCCAACGGTTACACTTCAGCTTTAACCACGGGTATGAGTCAGTTCGCCACCAATACTTATGTGTATGGTGCAACCACACCCGCTACTTTGTCTTCACTAATAGACGATTTTCGTGTTACTTCATGGGGTATCAAAATTTCTAATTTGATACCAGAACTTAGTGCTACTGGGCGTGTATTTATTTACACCATCCCAGCAGTTGATACTGTTCCCCCAGTTGAAGTTTTAAACACGTTAGCAATGACTGGAAGTGTTGTCACCCAACAGGTATGTTCATATGCTGTTGGTACGTTAACCACGAGTGCAGTGCTCAATTTACCATCCTGTGTTGAGTTGTCTTTTCAAGATTTGTTGCATGGTGACATCGAGATTGGTGGTACTTATGTTAGTCCCCGTTATTTCGATTTTAAAGCATCGATCACCCCATCATCCGGGCCAAGTGGATATGTGAATGCAGATTATGTATCTGCCACATCAGTTGGCGCTGTTTCTATAGGTGGTTCTGGTGATCGTGATCCTGCGCGTTGTATGGGGGGATGCCATATTGGCATTTATGTTGAAGGTGTACCTGTTTCTACTCCAGTATTGTCTGTTGAGTATATTTATCACCTTGAAGGCAGCCCATCTTTGGCTGCTAGTAGCAACACCCCTGTGCCATCCAATTTGACTGATGTTATAGTTGGATCCACTCATATTGTGGAAAGTGCCATTGCTGATACAGCTGGCTCTAATGCTTTCCATTGGATTGAGAAAGGCGCCGATTTTCTTAACAAGGGTTACGAAACGGCAACCAAGTTTGCAAACTCACCGGCTGGTCAAGCGATTGGGCGATTAGCACCAATGCTGGCCAGCATGGCTTTGTAAGATGTCACATGTGGACTTGATTATGTTCAAGTCCTTAATTTGATTACATCTATTCTATCTACTGTAGCGTTATGGTACGCTATTTATCGGCATTATCATTGCCACAGCTCATGTCTTAGTGTAGAAATTGATGTAGAATCTCGTGTGTCTTAATTTCCACCATAAACAGCTAATTTATTTTATTCAGGGAAAGTTTTACTCATCATGCTCGATACCTGTTTAATTTTTATGAACAAGATGTGATCCCATAATCAATGGGACCCTTTGTGCAGTAGTACTTTATCAAGGGGTTTGGGATGCGAAAAACGAGGTTGAAATACCCCAGGTTTTCTGACTGTCATACCCCTTAGAGGCAGCAGTTTTAGTTTTCTCGGTGGTTTTGGTGTTGTGTTTCGCTCGAACTCAGCATCGACCAGTTAATCGCTGTTGGCTGGCGCGAAACTCTTAGATTAGTAGCGGACCGTATGTAGCGTGTGCGTCAAATGTGTGTTGGTCGGAGCTTATCGACCCCCTAACCACATTTGGTGTTCTCCCCCTAAAGGACAACAGCACCCGCTACTCTTGACCAATAATATTATTATGGACAAGAGTGGCAATGATGAACGTAAACGACGTAATAAAGAGGCTTATAATCGCCGAATGTATAGTAGTTTAGGTAGTAGTAAGAAGAATATGAATCGATCATTTAGTAAAGGTGGTGTTGATGTTGGGTTAGTTGATAACCCTATTGATTTTAAGGAGGAAGAGGATATTAAACGTAGATTAGATATTAATCAAGTAATTTTTCTCACACGCATTAATTTAGTAGATAATTTGTATTATTATTATAACCGAGATGGGAAGGTGCTTTGTGGTGAGCATTTTCCAGATGTGGTTGGTTTGTTCCCCAGTGATATTAGGTATGTTGACTCAATTAATGGTAATGGTGCTTTAATCACTACCACTGAGCCGTGCATATTGTTCCGAGGTAGTGTTTTTGTTGTTAAGTTGTGTGTGCCTGAACATATATGGGTCGATGATGTAGGCAATAGTCATCGGTCCGTTGGAGGAGAGAGGTTTGTTTATCTCCCACTGTTTGAGAGGTTGCGAGAGCAATTTCCTCAAATTGTTCAGGACACTTCAACTATTAAGGCCATTTATGCTTATTCTCTTAAGCACGTTGATTTAACGCTTAATGAGGAGTTGGCCTTGAGCACCTC